TGGGGATTCTTGGGATTAAGCGAGCCATGCCACGCGCCGACGAGTCGGAGCTGGAGGCCGCCACCCTCAAGGCGAAGGTCGCCCTCACAACAAAACATGATGTCCCTGTCTCTCGTGTTCCCTTTCGTGATGGTGTGGTATCCCTCTCCGACATCAAAAATCAGATCCGTAGGACCTGTGTCGAGATATGCCGCGCCCCGAAGGGTAAGACAAAACCGAAGATTGATGACTCTGTTCTTCACAAGCCCTACGCGCCGTCAATTAAGGCGAACTACACTAGTGCTAGATCAAAACTGGGGACCTTAGGGGACCTGGTTGCCGATGGTTTCATACCAGAGCCGGATTACGATGACACGTTGAAGATGTGCCAAGCGTTTATCCGTGCGCCAAGAGGGGTCATTGCTGACACCCCTGCGCTGCTCAAGATGGTAGAAGAGCCAATCGACCCCCGCCGTGGGGTACTGGAGTATCGTGATGCTGTGGAGATAGATGAGAGTGCGGAGAAAGGAGGTGTTGGTGGGTGGGGAGTTGAGGTCCGTGAAAGTGAAAGTGAGTTTGTTCCCATTCGTGTCGTCCCTAAGTGGAAAACAGCCTTCGAGGCCCACTATAAGGAAATCTACGAGCGAGTGAGGAAGGAGAAGTGTGAGGAGAAGTTCGACGTGAGTTTGGTACCTCTCGCCGAGGCGTTGAAGATCCGTGTCATTTCAAAGGGTCCCGCTTACAAATACTTCCTCCTCAAGCCCGTTCAGAAGTTTCTCTCCAAGTTGCTTGGTAGATTCCGCTGTTTCAGGCTGACTCGACAAACAGTGACCGCGGCGTTCCTGACCAAGATGTTGGCTCAGGTAGAAGGAATCTTTCACTCTCTTGACTATGAGGGTGCTACAGATAACCTAAATCCGCTGTGTTCGCTGTCGGCCGTCGATGCACTAGCCGAGGAATTGGAGATGCCAGCAGACATCCATGCCGCCTTCCGGGCAGCACTCACCGGTCATACGATCGATGGGCTCCCTCAGGAGTGGGGTCAGCTGATGGGTTCAGTCGTTTCTTTTGTGATCTTGTGCATTGTGAATATGGCGGTGATTCGCTTCAGCTTTGAGCTGTCGACTCAGACCACGTGTTCGCTGCGTAAGGTCCCTGCAGTGGTGAATGG